AGATATTCCGCTGTACGTTTCTCAAGATAAGGTTTATCTCCGCCATTATTAGCATAGTAATGACCAAGGTTTATAAACTCCTGTAATTTGCTCACTTTGATTTCCTCCATTTTGACTGGCTTAGACTCTTCTTTAGTGTAGTCTTTATAAAACACACTTCTGTCAACAACTGTCAGAACTCCCGGTATTTTGGCATTGGAACTGTATTGCCATCCAACACCATAGCTCGGTCTCAATCTTTCCTGAAGTGTTCCATCGTCATGTGTCGGATAACTTGCAATCCAAAAGTCATATTTCTGTTTAAGATCATTTCCAATAACAGACTCATACCACTGTTTAGCATTGCAGTAAATTCCAGCTTTATATCCGGCATCAGTTATCACTTTGATAAAAGCCTCAGCAAGCATTGAAATCTTCTTAGTTCCAAGTTCTTTCTGTTTATCCCATTCGAGATCCAACCATACAGGGAGATTTAACTTCCTGCCGTTCAACGTAGAAAGAACTTTTCGAGCTTCTTCCTGGATTTCAGACACATTAAGAGCATAGCTGTATTTATAAACACCAACCGGTATATGATTGTCAATGCATCCCTTGTAGTTTCGTTCAAAGGAACTATCTGCTGCATTACCTTTTTCAGTAATACGTAAGATTGCAAAATCCATACCATATGCCGCTACCGTCCCCCAGTCGATAGTTCCGTTATATGCTGATACGTCAATTCCTTTTAACATGTAATTACCCCTTCGAGCGGAATTTTGCTCGGTTTGCTTCATTTATAGATTTATACTGTCGCATTATTTCTGACTGACTCATCTTCTTGCCAGAGCCTCTTTTTACATTGCATACTCTTATAAGTGTGAGTAATCTGTTTAAATGCCACTTTTCGCATTCCATTGGAATACCATTATCGAACATCCAGAAATATATGAGTTCCGATGATATGTTTTCAGTCCGAGTTGAATTATCGTTCTGATTTTTACCAAAGGTAGTTGCAGTCATTGGATCATTAATATATTCCGTTATTCTATTTATCAAATCCTGATGGTGAATCAAACGATCGTAAACTTCCGGTTCAACATTTTTAGTAATTGTCATACATTGTATGTAGCTCACTATTTCATCGATTGTATGATTCTCAACCGGAAAGTATCGTTTCTTCCATAAGGATTCCCATTTTGACAGAGAGACAAGAGAATGCTCAAGCATAATGGTTTTTGGCTTGTTGAGTTCTTCGTATATAAACTCCCCTTTTATTTCATCCCATCCCTCATTAATATCGCTCGGAACCACGAGTTCTAGCATCTCTTATCCTCCATATTTTTCGTATTTATTACGCCGGCAGTT